GTATCAGGATCCCAACCACGGGACTGTAGGTACTCATACTCAGCATCTTCCTCTTCTATCTCTCTAAAGGGTTTTAGGGGTTTAAGAAGGTCTGAGTTAAATTTGTGTTCTTTTGCTTGAGTGTGTAGTAATCTACTATATACGGATAAAGATGCTTGATCTTCTATCTTCTCCCATATAGCCTTATACTTTCTCAGCCTTTCAATACCACCAGCGAAGCCACAATGAAAGCAGTTAAAGACATTCTTATCCACGTTGATGTAAAGCTTGTGACTGTGGTGTTTACACACAGGACATTGAAAAATCTGCTCTTCCATATCACACAACACTTTCAATATATTGCTTTAAATTTTTTTCTTCTGTGTAAGGCACAATTATTAATCTTATACCATTTTCTTTACAGTACTGCTCTTTGTTTATATCGTTTTGTTGGGCAGCTTTAAAAATCTCTTCTGTCCGATGCCAATAGTTTGGATAGATGTAATGCTGATATCCGTGGTATTCAAAGGCTATCTTATGCTCTTCATTATACCCATCGAACTCATACCTCTTGTTATTGTAAACAAATCTGGTTTTAGTAAAAGAAATATTTAAACGCTTAGATAATAGTGTCTTTACCTGCTTCTCTGTTTTGAAAGAAGCACACTCTGGACACCAAATTTCTCGTTTAATGTGTGCCCAGTTAGCTTTCCAAGTATGCTCTTTACCACACACCCAGTTTAACTTTTCCTTGTTGTTTGTATAAGATGTTGATAATAATTTACCGCCCAAAGACTCAGCATGTTGTTGTAGTATAATAATCGTAGGTTTACTTTTCTTAGCGCAGACCGGACACCAAGTGGGTGAACTTTTATGGCTGATATTAGTCCAAGAAGCTTGCCAAGTATGACCTTTTTCGCATTCCCAAGATAGTGGTGCTTTAGCTGTCTTGTATTCTAATGAGACTAACACCCCTTTTTTATTTCTAGCAAAATCTTGTAAAACTTGTAGTTTTGGTATAGCAACTTTTGAACAAGTGGGACACCACGTTTTGTCGTTGTGAATACAGTCCCAGTTTGTTGTCCAAGTATGACCAAGTAAACATTGCCATACCATAGGCTCTTTACAGTTGATATATTCTGTGGATAATACTTTGCCACCCAGGTTTTCAGCAAAGGCTTGTAATTGTTTGAGATTATGTCGCCTTGTGCTCATATTGACTTTGTTTGCTGGCAAAGAATAAACTCTATACTAGCTTGGGCTGTAGGTAAGTCAAGAACATCCTGAGGAAACTTAGTTAAGCCCTTTTGAAACCAAAGTAAAAACTCCTCAAACCGTTTATTGCCTAAGCTAACCTCATTTTTTACGTAGAAACCAAAATCTAAATAGTCAGCGAGTTTCATCAAGTTAAAATCTTCTCTTGGTGCTTCCTCTAACATCAGATTTTGTAAATACGGATCGTCTGGAAATAAATTATTTACAAACAACTTTTCTGCTGCTTTTAACTCTTTTCCTACACTACCCATATTTTTAACGTGTGTAGGCACATCGCACTCTAATAAACTCTCTGGGAAATCGTGCCAGAGAGTCAGGACAGAAACAGAGTTTGCTTTTTCAGTGTCTCCGCTATAAAACTCCATAGCAAGGAAAAAAGAAATTTGAGCGGCCCTACACGAATGGTCTGCTATCGTTTGAACTTTTATAGTCTCTCTGCCGTGGAAGCGTTTAACGGAACTCATCCCAACAATAGCAGACACCACATTTAATGGGTTGTACTTGGTTGACATTATAATACCTCTGATTATTACATCGTCTGGAATGTCGTGAGCGGAAGGATTAGTTTAGGCAGGAAAACATTTCGACAATTTTCCTAAAGTTTCTATTACGAACTCAAACTTAGGCACGGACTTAAAGATACTCTTGTACTTAGAGTTGATTTCTTGAAAAGTTGGTTTGTTGAGGGTATTAGAAGACAGGAACTTCAGGGCTTGATTTTGTGTATAAGCGGATGCATAGTGTGAACTGAGGTCTATTAGTTTATAGTTGCGCAAGATAATCTCCTGATTCTCTCTAATTAGAGAGATAAATTTATCAGTGCTACTAATAGATGATACAGTGTTAATAAAACCTATAGGATCTTTATCATACAAGTTTAAGTATGTTTGGTCTGTCGTAAAGTAAGCTTCTTTTAGTTTGTGTAAAGTTTTATACCCTATTCGTTTGATCCCAGGAATATTATCTCCTTTATCTCCCACAAGAGCCTTATAAAAGAGGTACTCAGTAGGATGTATTTTGATTTCTTTCATATCATTGAAGTAATCAGGGAAGTTTTTATTGTTTACTAATACCTTCTTATACGGGATATAACAAGAGGTACTTGGGTTAGCAACGAGCTGCAAGAAATCCGTGTCATTGCTTAGTATGACAGCATGTTTGCCTAGGCTATTGAACTGTTCTGCCATTAAACCGATTATATCGTCGGCCTCTATCCCTGTCTCCATATAAACGGGAAGGTTGAAGGCCCTACACAGCTCAACCACGGAGTCTCTGAGCTTACCGTAGACACTGAATAAATAGTCTTTTGTGTCCATCTGTGCTCCAGCTATAGGAGCAAGTTCTCTGTTGGCTTTATACTCAGAGAAGATAGCTTGCTTTCTAATTGATCCTCCTATATCAAATATGATATAGCATGAGGAGGCATTGAAATTCTTAGCTTGAAGACCTAACTGGTGAATAAACATATCAGCTACTGAAGATATCAACTCACTTTCAGTTAATAAGTTACTTCCAGCTTGTCTAGCATACAGAAGCCTGATTAAAAGGTTACTTCCATCTACTAGCAGTGCTGGGTTTGTGTCTAAAAAAACCATATCTTTTACCACGATAAATCCTTTAAGATGCTATCCACGGCCATAGACGTTTCTAGACCTGATATATCGACCCTCAAAGGGCCTGGCGGCAGGGTTTTTTCTGTCTGCTTTTTGACTCTGGGAGTAAGGTTCTGAGAAGAAAGGAGTTTACTCTTTTTGACGAAGTTTTGTATTTTACTGGTTACTTTTGTAGAGGCTTTGTTTATGAAAACCTGTCTTACAGCGTAGGATCCATAGTAATTAGCAAAAGCACCCAATAAGGTTAAATCGAAGGGTGTTATTTTTAAAAGCCTGCTGAGGTTTAGGGTAAAGTGTGTTGCGGAACTGAATAGAAATATTTCAGCCATATCTTGCTTGGTTAAAAAATAATAGGAAATCTCTCTGTGAGAGTCTGATAATAGTTGTAAACCTTTACCTTTAGAACCCAAAAAACGCTTGTCAGATAAATCAAACTGCTCGTTAGCTTTTACTTGCTTGAACTTTGTATAAAGTAGGAGCAGAAAAAGGTACTGTAGATTAACGTACTTTAACTTGCTGAGTCTTAATTTGTTTACTAATTTGTTGGTTTGTATAAGACTGGACAGATATTCTAATCCAAACTTTTCTGTATAAAGCTTGATATTATTGTTTTTTGTTACTACACAATGATGAATATCTGATTTTTTACTGCAGATAGACCAGAAATTAAGGTTGTCTGTGAGTATTAAGTAGCGTTGTTTGTCTGTTACCGCCAAAGAATATAAAGCAGAAACTTCTTCTGCTTGCTTGTAGACGATGTAGAAATCTATAACTCCGGCAAATAGAGTAAATATGATACTTTCCAGTTCGGAGAAAGTTGAAGGATCTTTACACAAAAGAACCGTGCTTTTCACTAAAATGATCCGTTTAAGCTTCGTAATCGGCTCAAAAACGTCATCAAGGGCTTGTAATGACACCAGATCATCCCGCCCGGCGGCGAGCGAGGCCCATTTTCGACCAAAAGAACTACTGTATTTTAGTTTATTAGCTACCAAAGAACTGTAATAGTGTAAATCTACTACTAAGGTACTATCATCCAGATTAGTAACAGCTAAAACTCTTCTGTTAAGAGCCTTATTATTATCTCCTAGTAACAGTTTATTCTTAGGTGAACTAACTATAATCATTTAATAGTATCTTTATATTATATTTATGTATTTAAAACAGCAAGAACCGTGCCAAAACTTCTCAAACTTTTTTCTTCCGACCGACCTTCTGGGACCGATATATGTATTACCGAGGCGAATTAATTTCAACACGGTATTACTATTACCCGATACCAATATATCGGGTCTTTTGCTGGAAACTCCAGCCTTTTCATGGATTCTAAGTTGACAAATACTAAACCATGTTTAAGGTGTGGAGTTGAGCAAGAGTTTAGCGCCTTTGCTAAGAATCCTGCCTCGAAGACTGGATTGCGTGGTATTTGCCGCAGTTGTACATCTGCTTATAATAAGAATAATTATTATCTTAATCAAAATAAGATTAAGCAGCAAGTTGCTTCCTATAAGGAAGCAAATAGAGAGCGTATCAATAAAGAACAGGCTCTTTACCAAAGCAAAAATAAAGAGCGTTTTAAGACTTATAGAGCGGAAAACGCTCTTAGAATAAGAGATAAGTATAAATCAACTAACTTAGCTAAGCTTAATGCTAATCCTTGGTTAGTTTCTTTACGATCACAAAGAAGAGTAGTGAGTTTTTCGTTGCGCTTTCTTGTGTTAAAGCGAGATAACAATAAGTGTGTTATGTGTGAGAAGCAGTTAGAGTTTAATACTTCTAAATGTCATCATATATTACCCGTATCAGTTGCTCCAAATAGAGTTTGTGATTTATCTAATTTAGTAACACTTTGTGAGTCTTGTCATTTAATAGCTCACGCAGGAAATTGGCGAACTTATGATAAGACTTGGGCAGAATACGCCTTTTCTTATACATCTAACTTCGCTTCATTAATGGCTGATAATACCAGCCTTTCGATGGTATAATTACCATCCATTTTGCGGTAAATACCGCCAGGAGAATTACATTGGGAACTAATTTTAACCTTTTTAAAGAACTACTAGAGAAGTCTAATCAGAAAAGTCCAAAAACTGGGCCGTTTTGGTTTCGTCCTGTAGCAGGTAGCACTCATACCCTACGCTTCCTTCCTTTGAAGTCCAGAAATATGGAACTTCCTGTAGAGATTTACAACCATCACGCTATCAACTTCCCCGATGGCCGCTTTGAGTCTTTTGCTTGCCCTCAGAAGGCTGGCTTAGGTGAGTGTGATTTCTGTAAGCTAGCTTCGGCCAGCTATAAGAAGTACACTGCTACTGACAATGTGGCTTATAAGGAAGCTTTTAAGCAACTCGTAGTAAAGCAGAACTATCTCCTTGTCGGCTATGAGGCTGATAAGATTGATACTTCCAATATCACTGAAGAGTCTGTAAAGATTGTTCGTGCTTCAAGTAAAGCCAGCATGGAAGCTATTGTTTCCATTATGAGCAAGGAAAAGGATTTCGTTGACTTTGATAGTGGGCGAAATGTTGAACTCCTCAAGCCAGCTGGTAAGGGTGCTATCGTTGCTACTAACTGGGCATTTCAAGATCCAGAACCTGCTTTTGCTGGCAAGAACGGTAAAACTTACTTCGATAAGTTGGTCGAAGTATCTCCTGACCTCACTGCACTTATCACCCCTCCCACGCCAGAGAAGATGGCGGAGCTTATGGCTCGTTTCACCAGTCAACCTAAGATTGATGAGCCTGTAGTATCGCCAACAGCTAATGCTATGGCGAAGCCAGCTAAGAAGGTTGCTCCTACTGAGACATCTGACGATTTCTCAGATGATGAGTTGTCTGCTCTTCGTGCTTCTCTCCAGGAAGACTAGTAAATCGGGAAGCGGTCTAACTTTAGGCAATCGTATTTAGACCGTGTTTGGCTGGGTGTTGCTTTTCCTCCTTAAGCAACACCCAGTTTTTTTATAAGGATATTAATATGACAACAAAAGCCTATTATGAAGCCAACAAAGAGAAGATTGCTAAGAAGGCAAAACTTTATTACGAGCTTAATAGGGATAAGCTTTTGATAAAAGGTAAGGAATACAGAGAAGCAAACCAAGATAGTATTGTTTCTTACAGAGAGTCTTATTACAAAGAAAACAAAGAGCGTATTGCTTTACAACACAGGAAGTATAAGCAAAACAACAAAGAGAAGTCAGCCGCAACAAATAGAGCCTATGTTCAGAAGAACCGAGAGCGGGTGGCCGCAAATAAAAGGGTTTATAAAAAAAAGCACCCTGAAAAGGTTATAGAGCAGACTAAAGCTTATTATGCTAGATACCCTGAAAAGTTAGACGCTATAAAACACCAAAAGTTTGTTACATTTGTACTAAAGCCATCTATACTAAAACGAGATGGCTATTGTTGTTTTTTGTGTAAAACCAAAAAGAAGAGGTTGGTATGTCATCACATAAAGCCAGTAAGTCTATGCGAGAGTAAAAATGAGATTGTAGATTCTAATAATTTGATTACTTTGTGTGTAGACTGTCATAAGACAGCACATGCCAATGATTATAGAAAGTTAGACGAAAGGTTAGCAATGATATTTAAAGAATATATTAACACTATTATTTGTGAGGAAACAAATGGCAAAATCCTATAGTAAAAAAAGCTTGACTGGGCTCTCAAAAAGTGAGGAACAGTTGGCTGGTTTATCGGAACTGGGTGATTTGGACGGATTTAGAGCAGACTTACGAAAAGAGTTTGGGGCAAACAACGCCATATCGGACGAAGAAAATATTACTGGTTATATTAAATCTGGTATAGATGCTTTGGATTATTTACTTGGTGGGGGTATCCCACAAGGTAAAATGACGGAAGTGGCTGGAAGAGAAGGTAGTGGCAAGTCTTCTTTCGGTTTAAATCTTTTGGCTAATATTCAGAAACAGGGTGGGCTTGGTGTCATTATAGACACAGAGTCTGGAGGGCTTGGCGATGCCAATAGGCTTCACCACTTTGGTATAGACACCAATAAATGTGTTGTCTCTATCGAAGATGTGGCAGAAAAAGTATTCAGCCAGGTAGAAAGAGTAGCTAATTATATAGCTAAAAACAACATAAAAAACCCTTCCATGGTTATTATAGATTCGGTAGCGGGTTTAATAGCAAAGGCAGAGCTTGAGGCTGATATGGATACTAACTCTTTTGCTACTACAGCAAGAGTAATATCAAAAGGCATTAAACGCACTAAAGCTATTTGCCACGAGACTAATCTGGCCTGTTTGTTTGTTAATCAGAGCCGTATTAAGATCGGTGGTATGACAACCTCTTGGGGTGGGCCTGAGTACACAACCCCCGGCGGTGACCAACTTAAATTTCTCGCAATAACTAGGCTTTTCTTCGAGAGAGGCAAAGCTTTAGGTGAGTCAAAGATGTCTGAGGGTCATGTAGTTAAGTGTAAGGTTATTAAGTGCAAGACTGCTGGCTCTATGAATAGAGTACTACCCATCAGATTCTATTACGATGGCCGTAACTATAGTAACGCTGGAACGGTTCTTGATGTTCTAAATGACTCTAAGGTATTTCCAGCATCGGGTGCTTGGAAGACTATTACCATGCCCGATGGGTCAGAGAAAAGATTTAACTCTGATTCTACTTTTATCGATATTTTTAACGAGTCAGAAGAGAATAGACAGCACTTTGTTAATTTGATGAAGTCTTGTTTTACTAATCTGGCTCTTAATAACGATACTTCTTCAGATACTCAGCTCTTAACTGAAGATACTGATCTATAGTAAGGAGCAACAATGACAGTTGCACAGCAGCGTGGAATGCAAGGAAAACTCAAGCCCTTTGACCAGTCCGAGCACAACACCTATGACAAGATCGGTAAGGATGCATTCATGCATTTCTTGAACTCAAACAAGAAAATGATTGGGCTTGGTTTCACTACTATTGAGAACTCTAACGCCTACGGCATTGACCTCCTCACTCTGAACCAACAGGGTGAGGTTGTCCATTGCTGGGAGATTGAAGTTCGTCATGGTAACTGGCAGGGTCACATATCCTTCCCGTTCCGTGAGATTAATTGTATTGAGCGTAAGGACTACCAGTGGAGGCGTGAGAGTGAGTTTGTCAAACGCATTCCACACCCTCTTGCTTCAAACTATCAAGTAACCTATGTTCAACTTAATCGTGAGTGTACCCGTGCGGTCTGTATTGCAGATGGCACCATCCTAAAGCATGATCTAGTTCCTTGGACGAATCGCAAGTCAGACGGTGAGTTCGTCCGTCAAGTCCCTATTACTGAGACTGTTCAGTACGACCTCACTAGGGCACCGACTTATAATAATTAAGTATATGCTTTTCGATCCGCCCTACCCACTAGAGTATTTAAAGATGCACTACCCAGATCTATTAAACGATCCTGTGCATGTATGGAGAGCTACGACAAGATTAGAGTTGGTTCATCAAGAACCTACAAAAGCCGAATTAGATCGTATTTGGGCTAACTGGAATAGGATGTCAGGACATCAGAAGGAGTTATCTGATGAACAATCCATTAAATTGTTTGGCATTACTAACCATGATCATTACTTAATATTATCAAGTAACTAGTATATTAGTAGACATAAAAAGGCCTGCTGTGTAGCAGGCCTTTTGTTGTGTCTATGATCGGTTTGTTGGGTATTCAAAGTGGGACTGTGCAAAGCCGTCTTCATCTACTATAGTTTTTCTATTAAATTTTGAACAAAATCTAGCACATCAGCCACAACTTTTTCCAGTTTTCGTGCCTCGTCCTCATCTGTAAGAACTTCGTTCCCGTAATTATCCGCAATACTTTCGTATAATCTCAGGTCAAACGGGTCAAAAGGCATGGTAATTCTTCCACAATATAATTTAATTTGGGTATTTAGACTATTTCTTTACATAAAATCTTCGATGTATTAAGTAGAGAGATAACATAAATGATACCATTCGATGAAAATAATCCCGAACACCGGGAGTCTGAGTTAGATGAGATTTTAGAGTCCTTAACATATGAAGACAGGCGAACAGAGGTAGAGAAAAGAAAAGACAAAAAATATGAGTATCGTGAGATAACATACAATAAACAAGATGTCTCTGCTGTAGAAAAGAAATCAATGGGTGAGATGATCCTTATAGAACCAGACCTTAATAAATACTCAGAGGTCTTTATTACAAGAGCTACGGCATATTATCCAGAACTTCTCGAAGGATTTGAATTAAAAAAGAAAAGAGGAAAAAAGTCTAACATTTATTTTATTGAAGCCGTTGGTAGACATTTGTGGGAAAAGTGGAATGCAAATAAAATACCAGAAAATCAAAATGACTTTGTCACGTATCTCTATACGATTATTGATGGAGTTATTTTTAAGTATGGTAGGCATAAGCACGGTATATCTTATGGCGAAATATTTCAAGGTGCTATAATCAAGTTAATACAGGCAATGGACAAGTTTGATCCGCAGCGAGTGGTCGGCCACGATGAAAAGGGCCGACCTATTTATGCCAGAGTCTATACATACTTCACTATGATCTTGAACTATGGTATTACAACTATTACAATGGCACATGGTTATGACAAGATCCATAATATGAGCTATGACGCTATGGGTAGAGCGGTTGAAGGAGATAAGCAGCTTGTCAGTGATGCCTCTATGATATTCCAAGAGTTCTTAATCTTTTTACACGCATTTAAAGATGATGAGGATCTGACCGAAATAGACAAGAAAGTTCTTTATAAATTGGCTGATATTTTAGAAACTGGGGAAGACTTACACAAGATAGTTAACAACTTGATATACACTTTACAAACAGAGTGTCAGGTAAAATCAAAGGAAGTCCTTGCTACCATGATTAAAATGCGGGAAGCTTTTGGGCCCTTAAACATATTCTCTTCTAGGATGAGTCTGACACAGAATGACTTTGAACAGGACGTTAATTAAATGATAGGTAAGCCTTGTAGTGGTTGTACCTTATTAAAAATTTGGGTTTCACTACTCATAATACATGTATGATAGAGGGCTCTAGGGCCCTTTATCGGTTATAGAGAAATAAGTATATGCGGTTATTAAATATATCTATCCCACAAGAACATGCTCAAAGATTGGGTGGTATCTTACTCAGCCCAGTATTTAAAAATAGCAGGGCTAAATTATTGTGGCAGTGTTCAAAAGGGCATACTTGGCAGGCTAATTGGGGTCATATCCAACAAGGTAGTTGGTGTCCAGCTTGTGCTGGTTATTTTATTACTGATATCTCTGTGCTACAAGAACATGCAAAAAGTAAAAATGGCAACCTAAAAAGTCAGACATATAAGAATAATCGTAGTAAAGTTGAGTGGGAATGCTCAAAAGGGCACAGTTGGTTCGCCAAATGGGACGATGTGAAGTGTAAAAATAGCTGGTGCCCGAAATGTAATATTTACAAAACCGAAGAAAAAGTTAGGCAGTTTTTAGAAGTAAAATTACAAATGCCTCTTAAAAAGCAACGGTTTTATTACGATAAGCATAAGTTTTACGAGTTAGATGGTTATAATGCAGAACATAAAATAGCCTTTGAATATAATGGTAGACAACATTATGTAAGACATCCTAAATGGCATAAAACAGAACAAGCCTTTATCAATCAACAACTTAGAGATATAAATAAAGAACTTTGGTGCCAACAAAATAATATAACTTTGATAATTATACCATATACAGCAGACAAGAATTTAAATAAATATATAGATATAAAACTTAGTGAGGTGTTGTTATGCAAATAAATAAAAAAGAGAGCGCCAATGTCATTATTCAAAAAATTGACACTATTGTTATGGAGGAGTCAGAAAAGTTATTAAAGAAGTTAGACTCTGAGGCAGAGGATTTAGCAGGTATAATTGATATATTACGAGATCGTGTAATTCAAAGTACAGACGTTGGGTTTGTAGTAGGGTTAGCAAAACTCGGAGAATTAAAGCTCGAATCATTGAAGCAAAAAAATAATGTATTAAAAAATCTAACCTCATACAAAGCAGCCGAAACTGCTGGCGCAAGAAGAGGGCCAGGAGAGTTAAGTATTTCAGATCTAATGAATTCCGCTGCTCTTGGTGCAGGAATGGGTGCAAAACTCAATATGAATGGACAACAGTCTGCCCAGCCAAAACTTCTTACTGAAGATGGCGAAATAGAAATTATAGACGTTCATATAGAAAACATGACCACAGAGATGCTTTCACCAGAGCAAACTGCAGATATATTAATGAAAGACTTTAAGTAATGGCTAAATCTTTATCCACCTCTGCTTTTGTTAAGCCCGACAAGGGAAATAAAGTGGTTTTACAAAACTATACTGCTGTTAAATCGTATAGTAAAGCAGATGCTGAGCAAGAGTTTAAAGAAGAGTTAAACTCTTGGAAAAGTAATGGTAAAGACTCACCCTTAGAGCTGCGCTTTCCTGGGGTTAAGAGAGAACAAGTACCGTTCTTCTTTGATCCAAAAGCTTTTGCACAAACTGTTATGTCCTCCTCGATACAGTATCTTTCTTTATCAGAACTTCAAAATGTTTATAATTTAGCCCAAACCGGAGAGTTAGCTAGAGCTATTGAAAAGGGTGCTAAGCTAGAAGAGTTGGTTCAAAAAAACAAAGATTTTTATGCTCCTTTAACGTCAGACCCTGACGTAAATGGCAAAACTTTCAATAAAGTTGAAAGTTTTGAGAGGTGGTGCCAGTTTATCAAAAGCAAAACTCCTATCTTGCCCACTATTCTGTTACACTGCAACGGTAAATATTTTCATGTGGTTGGTCAAACTAGACTAGTCGCTGGTCTAAGTTGTGGTTATATAATGCCTTGTTTAGTGATAGAGGCATAAATGGCAAAGATTAAATCTCTCCAAGCTAAGAAGCTTATTAATAAGCCATCTGACTTAACTCATAAATATTATGAGCCAGAGAGACTTGTCGCCAAACTACAAAAAGAAGGAAAGTCTTCTGATGAAATACGTGAAACAATTATTGACTATGTTAAATCAGAGCGTCAAAAGTGCTTTGATGATCCTATATATTTTGCTAATTCTTATGGGTGGATTATCGGCCACGGTTCTGTGGGTCTTATACCGTTTAATGCAGCAGACTACCAGGAGAACGTTCTTAAGGGTATCAGACAAGATAAGTATTCTATAGCAGTTAAGTCAAGACAGCTTGGTGTATCAACTGTAGTAATGTTCTATTGCTTGTGGTTCTCTGTATTCTCACAAGGTAAGAAAACGCTAGTGGTGGCCCACAAAAGAGAATCCGCAGAAGAGTTTATTGCAAAGCTAAAGACAGCCTATGAGTTCCTGCCAGAGTGGTTAAAACCAGCTTGTACTCTTTACAGCAAGAGCACAGTAGAGTTTGAAACTAAGTCTATTATTAGAGCAATAACATCAAACATAAACGCCGCTAGATCCTTCTCTGCAACCCTGTTCGTTCTTGACGAAGCCGCCTTCATCGAGAACTGTGATGACGTAGTAAGAGCTATTCTTCCAACTATTGCAGCTGCTGATGGTAAATTAGTGGCAATTTCTTCCCCTAACGGCAACTCTGACCTGAACTGGTTCTATAAGACATATACATATGCTGCCGCAGGGCTAAACCCTTGGACTGTATACAATTTCCCTTATACGGTTTCCCCGGTGTTCACCAAAGACCCTCTTTTCAAAGAACACCAAATTCAAATTGATAACGGTAATGTAGATAAGTTTGAACAAGAGTATGAATGCCGCTTCGATGTTAACTTAACATCTCTGTTTAACCCAGAAGTGCTGAGAGCTTATAAAGCTGATGATAAGGTTCTTAATAAACAACTTGGAGGGTTAACTTATGAGGACACACTGTTTATATGGAAGTTAGCAGAACCCGGCGTAAAGTATACAATCGGTGTTGACTGCTCCTCAAACAAAACTTCTGCTAAGGATTATACTGCTTTTCAGGTTGTAAATACAGATACTCAAGAACAAATGGCTGAATATATGGGCAAGTTGCCTACAGAGCTATTTGTAGAAATATTATTAAAGACGGCTAAACATTATAATACTGCTGAGCTTGTTGTTGAAGAAAACTCATATTCTCAGTTAGTTATGTATTTATTGGAACAAAAGAATTATAAAAACTTGTGGATGGCTGATAATAAACAAACCCCAGGATTCAACACTAATAGAAGCAGTAGAGTTTTATTGCTTGAGAAGCTTATTTTATTTTATAATAACCTTCCCGGAGTTTCAAAACTTAAGAGCGCAAGACTAAAAGTACAGATGGAAAACTTCTCTGCTAATCAAGCCTATGCTGATGGCACTAGAAAATACGAAGCCTCTTCTGGTAATGATGACCTTATACTAGCCCTAGCCCTAGCGGTAGTTACGCTTACTCCTAAAGAGTATTTCCATAAACCAGAAGTAGATGAAAATGCTTCTTTGATGTTTAGCACTGAGATAATGACTAGAACTGGAGAGTATTCCGAAGATTACCTAGTACATTTCTCTACTTTGATGGGTATTTCCAAAGCATCTTTGGAATCTAGATTAAAGCTTTATCATGAAATAAGATCCGGAGTCTACGATGGGTCTGGCCTAGAAGACATTTCTTTTGCTCATCCAGTAGAAGAGTGGGAAAGAACGCAAGCTGCTGCTGACTTTTTGGGCATGAAAAACACGCAGATGCTCTCAGAGTTAGAGTTTGCGGATATAAAGAGCGCTACACTGCCTTTTGGTGAACAGTATGTCTTAGATGATATCTTTTCAGAAGATCTCCCTATGATACAGAGAGCCCATCAAAACTTTTTATATGGTTCTAGAGCAAGAAGAAATAGTAATTGGTAATATAACACATTAGTCGATAATATATAAGAGGAATACATGGCACAAGATACAGAGAAAAAGTCAATTTTTACCGCAATAGCATCTTTATTCAAAAGGTCTAAGCCAGAGGAGTTTACCACTCGTCTAGATATAGAGCAAGCCCTCCAGGCCGCCAATAGCAAAAATGCTACCACTCCAGCTATTGAGCCTACTGTAATTTCTAAAAAGGGTATGGGTGTAGGTGTATATGTTGACCGTACAGATGGCCCAGTATTCCACCGATACTTAGACCGTGAGAACCTCAGACACGCTAGATATTCTATCTATGATCGTATGGATACTGACCTTGTTGCGTCTGCCTTAGACGTTTACGCAAATGAGGCAACACAAAAGGGCAATGCGCCTACCGTTATTTCTGTATCTAGCTCTTCTAAGTATATCCAGGATGAATTAATGGACATGCTTGAGACTACCGGTCTTAATAACTGGAAAACTTGGTCTGTTATCAGAGACATTTGTAAGTATGGTGATAGATTTGAGTCTATCAAACTAGATTCTCGTCGTGGCGTTACCGGATTAACTCAACTAGACCCTCGTGGAATCTATCGTTTAGACGTTGATGGAGAGCTTCAGGGTTATGTTCAGGATATGGAAATTGTCAGACAGAACTCCCTTGATGCCAGCTCGCAATATTCTACCCAGAGCCCTTATATTGATTTAACAACATTAAGTCTCCCTTACATGACCCGGAAGATGAAGACCTCTACTGAGACAGATAAAGATAATCTTATTCCGTTCTTAAAGTACGAGATGCTTCACTTCAAGCGCCGTGGTAATGGTATGTTTGAGCCCTACGGCGTATCAAGCCTTGAGGCTGCTGTTGATGTTTGGAAGAAGGTTGATCTACTTTTAGACTCTATTATTATATATAGACTAAACCGTGGGCCCGCCAGGCTGATCTTCTATGTCGATGTAGGCAATAATCAGGGTGCAGACATCGAAAGTCTTATCAAGAAGCAGATTAACTCTATTAATAAGAAAGAGTATTATGATCCTACTGGTAAGCTAAACGAGCGCTATCAACTATTAGATATGAATGCTAACATCTTTATCCCAGTATCTAAGACCGCTGGCGCTTCAAAAGTAGAAATGCTCCAACCTGCCCAGAACCTGGGTGATATTGAAGACTTAATGTATCTAAATAATAGGTTATTCAGTGCTTTAAAGGTTCCAAAGGCTTTCTTAGGCTTCGAAGGAGATGTAAACTCTAAGGGTACTCTGTCACAACAGAACGTTACTTTCGGAAAAGCCTTGGCTAATATTCAAGAAGACTTCTTGGATGTCATAAAAGAGCTTTGTATCATTCACTTAGCCATAAAAGGCATAACTGATCCAGAAGAGCTTAAGTCTTTCAATCTTATAATGACAAGACCTTCTTATATTGAAGAGAAGGCTCGCATTGAACTTGATACCGCAGCTATTGGATTGGCCGGATCTTATCTACAGCAAGGTATTAACCGTGAGTGGGTACTAAAGAATATATTGAAGAGGGATGAAGCTGATATTAAAGCCATGTTAAAGATAGACCCACAAGCAGCTGCAGCAGCTCAGACTGCTATGGGTGGCGGTGGCATGGGTGGAGGTATGGGTATGGGCGGTCTAGATATGGGTCTTGGCGCTCCTCCAACGGAAGGCGGTGAGCTACCAGAGCCAACACTTAATCCCGCAAACGTTACTCCAGAGGGCCCTGCTGGTGCCGCCGCCGGACTTGGTGCTCCACCACCTCCTGTACCATTAACGGCTTCTATATATTATGGGACTGGTACCCCAGCTTTATATGAAGGTTCTTATTTACAAACCTCGCTCAAAGTAAGGGCTCCATTAGGACCAATACTAGAATATAAAGAATTAATGACCAATCAAGCAACCCTAGATTTCGAAAGTCTCACTGAGACACCAGAAATAGAAAATGATGTGCTAGACCCTCTTCGTACTAACTCCATTGAAGATAACACAAGTCGCTTAATCGACTAATATGAAACACAATTAAATTATTGAACAGCCTTTATAAAAAATATTAACTTAGGGTTAAAAATGAAACTACAAACTTTTATCGACATACTTCGTGGTGGTAACTTAGCATTAGGTAGCAAACTATCAAATTTGTTAACTGAAGACTGCACGATTTTAGAATACACGGACGACTCTGTGCTTTTCTCTAAGGGACATAGGCTAGTTTTAGCTAAGTTTAAAAACCCTCTCACAGAGTCTAAAATGACCTCGTCTAATGTTTTAGACAACGAAGTCATTGAAATTTCTAAGAAAGATTTAACAGAATCTATGAAAAACACTCTTAATAAAGTAGTTGAGTGTGTTATTTCTGAGAACCATGTAGATGGCCAGGAATATTTAGATGAGTTCTGTCAAACTTTTTATCAGGCAGCTATTCTAAAGAATAGATACCCTGAGCTATTTATAGAAGAGCTCGTCAAAAACTCTGCTGGCAGAGCTATCAGAGCAGAAGCTAAGAAATATATTCCTGCGTTCAAGGCAGAAATTTTTAATGCTTCTATCATTACTGAGGGCACCGAAGAGGAAGACAAGGAATTAGTAACTACAAAGCTAGTAGCTATTGTAGAGTCTAGCCTGGGCAAGGTATTAAATCTCGGTAAAGACAAAGTAAAAGAACTTGTTACTGATTCTTTACTAGGCGATACCGTTTTAGCTGAGTCTATTACAGACAATCTTTATGAAATTCTCGTTGAGTGGAGCATGGAAAACGGCAGCCACAGAGAGAATGAGTACGATGCTGGTGCCGGTAAGTTTAATGATGAAGATCAAGAAGATATAGATGAAGAAGACAAGGAAGAGCTTCCATCTATACCAACAGAAAAAGAAAACATTAATGATGAAGACGATGAGAGCAAGGAATTTGCTCCGTTTAATCCAGCCATGTTCTCTGAGGAAGACATTAAGCAGCTTCACAAGACTACCCTAAAGTCTATTTTGCTTGCAATGCAAGAGTTTGTTCAAGATAAAGCCGCAGATTCTGAAGATAACCAAGTAGATCCAGACCTAGCTGACCAGATTAATGCAGACCTATCTGCCTTAGAGGATGGCGACGATCTTGGTGACGATAGACTAGCTGAAATAGAAGCTCGTTGGAACCCAATGATTTCTTATTTCCTAGATAGTTCATACCACACTCCCGCCGATGAGTTAGCTGAAGAAGAGACTCAGTCTGTTGAAGATCAGCTTCCCCCAGAAGATGAAGGAACATCTACCGGAGTAGAAGATGTAGAGCAAGGCCAATCTGTAGGTGCCGCTCCCGCCGCACCAGCCCCTGCTCCCGCTGCTCCGATGGTATAAGGAGCAATAATGTTAGATCTACATTTAGAAGACTTAACCTCAAATACTAGAGGTTTCGAAATATTAGAAGAAGCCATCAACCCAGGATCTGCTTGGAAAAGTTTAAAAATCCGAGGAGTCTTCCAGAGAGCTGATGCAAAGAATCATAACGGTAGAGTTTATCCATATGATGTGTTGGTTCGTGCTTTGGGCGAAGCTAAAGAGAGTTTAGACAGTAGAAACATGTTTGGTGAGTTAGATCACCCCGCAGACGGAAACCCTACAGTGTCTTTAAAAAATGTTAGTCACGTTGTAAGCGCATTAAACTTTTCTGGTAAAGATTTGTTAGGCGAAGCAATTGTTTTTGATGATCCAGGCCCAGCCGGTACCCCTGCCGGAAGATTACTTGGTGCACTGATTAGAAATAACTGCACTGTTGGTATTTCTAGTCGTGGGTTAGGTGCTTTATCTAAGGGGTATAGCACTGGAGATGTTGTAAATGAGTACAAGCTTATTACTTTTGATTGTGTCCACGATCCAAGTACTCAGCAAGCTTATGTACATGCCGTAAATGAATCAAGAAAGTACAGCCGTTCAATACAGCAAGCGTTAGAAGAAGAAAGAATTACAGAGCAGTTTAAAGAAACAATTCGAGAAATTTTAAGAAGTAAGTAACATAATTAACTTGTAGGTGATAAACATGAAGATCAAAGAAATCAATGAACTATTAGAAACCCCTGAAATTAAAGAGGTCGTAGAAGCTGCTATTTTAGAGCAGTGTAAGGATCGTCAAGACTCCCTTGATAAAAAGCTTCAAGAACTTGAAGAAGCTAAGAAATCCGCCGAGAAGGATCTTTTTATTAAAAAGCAAATGCTTTTAAGCAAGGCTAATTTATACGAAGCCAAGCTGAAAGATGTTTACGAAAGTAAATTCAAAGAGCTTTCCAAGAAGATTTCTACAGACGTTTTTAATTTTATTAACGAATCTGTTAATAAGGTTACAAAGGTTGTAACAGAAGATGCAACTGTTATTTCTAAGTCTGAAAAGATGCAGGAAGCTTTTTCAAGTGCTGTGCGTTTAATGTCTCCTTACCTCAATATTAATGAGCTTGCCGAGGCTAATACAGAGGTCATCGAAAAGTATAAAAAGCAGCTCAATTCCGAAAAGATTGAGAATGCTAAACTTCGTGAGAAGGTTCTTTCTGATGAACTTGAAGTTTTAGTTGTTAAAGAGTGTGCTGGGTATCCTTTAGAGAAGAAAACAGTTATTGTTAGCGCTCTAAAAGAAGTTAAGCCAAAGACTCTTGTTGAAGCTAAAGAAGCTATCGAAAGCATCAAAGCTGCAATCCGTGAAGAGTCCGTTAAGGTAATAGAGAAGCTTGCTGTAACAGAATCTAAGTCCGTTGCTGCCACAGTTAAGTCAGTTAAAGATGTTAAGTCTTCTTTAATCACTTTAGCTGAGGATTCTAAAAAGAGAGAGCAGGCTAAAAAGGCAACTACAACTATCTCAAGAGGTTCTATTGAGCCCCTCGATATTTTTTAAATAACCGCAATAAACGACTTAATAAAAAGTATAATTAAGTATTACGCAAGAAACAATTGTAAGAAAAAACCAAACACAATTTAAGGGAGAAAGACCTAGATGTTAAATCAAGAACCACTATTAGAAGACAAGGTTAGATCAATTCTCAAGCGAGATGAAGAAGTAGCCAAGAGCCGTGGCCGTAGCCCCTATTGGGCCGGTATCATGGAGCACCTCCAGGGAATCAAGGATCCCGATCAACGTAATACCGTATTCATGCACACTGTTCAGTCGATGAAGTATGCTCTCAGTTTATCTGAAGCCACTACAACTGCTGCCACCACACCCGGTGGTTACAACAAGGCCATGTTACCTACAATCATTCGACGTGTACTCCCTCAGGTTGTTGCTACTAAGTTCGTAGCCACTCGTCAGCTAGATGTTCCTACACAGATCATCCAGACCTTCCGTCTCAACCGCAAGAACGCCAAGGATGGCGTTGGTGCCGGTACTGAGTGGGCTGATCCTAGCCAGCTAAACCGCTATACCCCCAATACTACTGCTACCGGTCAGGTTGTCGGTCAGAATACTTGGCAGGGTAATAAGTTTGCTCTAGACGCTAACTATTCTGCCCAGTCTGTTCAGGGCGAAGTAATGGGCGCTTCTGGTGGTTCTGCTTCTAATAGCCAGACCCTTGCCTATGGTCCTCTACTTCCTGGTTCTGCTCAGATCATGCTAGTCCCTGACAATGATCCCCGTAACGGTGTCGTATTTGCTTATGACAATGGTGCTGGTCTTTTCGTCAATCAGGCTACTGGTTTAGTAATAACTGGTGTAAACATTGCTAACTATGGTATCTTAAATGGTACTGCTCCTATGGTTAATCTTGCATCTCTTGGTGCCGCCACTGCTGCTTCGACTTCTCCTGTTCAACAGGTCGGTGCTGGCGCTCTTGGTACAGGCCCCGATGGCTTCCACTGGGAAATCAATTACTCCTTCTCTCTTGAGCGCAATAAGACTGCTCTTAGTGAAATCAGCTTCGCAATGGATACCATCCAGGTTTCTGCCAAGGCTCGTAAGAACTTTGCTCAGATCTCTGCTGAAGCTATCCAGGATCTCGAAGCTTACACCGATGGTAAGCTTGACGCTCTCAAGGAACTCGTAACAGCTATGACCGAGACTATGGCTCTTGAAATCGACCAGGAATTAACTCTGGCCATGATGCAGACTGCTATGAAGACTCAGGTTTGGGATGCCAAGTATCCTGTTGGTCAGTTCCGTGGTACTCAGATGGAATACAACCAGACATTAGTTCACAAGATGAACTTCATCAGCAATGATATGTCTGTTGATTATCTCCGTGGCGATGATTTCTTCGCTATCTGCCATCCTCACCTTTTCAACATTCTCCAGAACACCAATAACTTCAAGATGACTGATCTATCCCATCTTCACCAGGGCGATTTCAGTGTTTCCGCTGAAAAAATGGGCACAATTGACAGCTACACTATTGCCAAGAATGCTTATCATCCTCAGTCCGATACGATGCTTATGGGTTATACCTCCAAGGATCTAGCTAAGGCTCCCTATGCTTACTTCCCTTATGTAACTTACCTTACGCCTCCCCAAGCTGACGTTCTATCAGGCGATATGTTCAGCACAATCGTTGGCCTCCAACAGCGTTATGATCACAAGGTCCTACTTGATGGTAAGTACGGTCTTGCTAAGCTTCAGGTCAATAACCTTTATCAGAGCTAATCTGGTACCGCTTTTAAGAGATAGAGGGTTCCGTAAAAAGAACCCTCTATTTTTTTTGTCCGAATTAAGTTTACACCAACAAAATGTATTATGGCATACTGTTAAACTTATAGTAAAGCTATAATTAAATAGTAGAGAAATTAAACACCCGTAGTACAATGAACAACAATACACGCAAAGTGCTGAAAAGGAATAAATTATATGTCTGAAGAAAAGCAAATGGGTTGGACGACCAATCTAGCCGAACCAAAAAGAGGAAACCGCTTCGAACTTCTGCTAGAGAACGAATTAAGGCTAACTTGCTATAGTGTAGCTATCCCCGGTATTAAAGTAGAGGAAGTTGCAATTGATAGAATGCACGAAAAGTTCTATGTTGCTGGTTCAAAAGTAACCTATGATTCCGTTAAAGTAGAGTTTTATGACTTTGTTGATAACGATGCTTCTCTTGCTCTAAAAGAATGGTATGCTTCAATCTATAGTCAGAGAACCTCACGCATGGGTTACCCAGCAGAGTACAAGAGAGACGTTACATTAATAGTATACGGCCCGGACCACTCTATTAGAGAGACTTGGTTATTTATTGGTGCTTTCCCTCTAGACTTAGCTTATGGACAATTGGATTGGAAGAACGGTACTGAAGTTAGACACATAACAGCAACGCTACGCATCGATCAGGCCAAACTAACTCTAAGCTAATATAAAATTTTTAAGGATTAATGACAATGCCACAATATATTTCACCTGGTGTATACACCGTAGAAAAGGACTTATCTCAGTATGTTTCTAATCTATCTACAACTTTAGTTGCTATGGTAGGAACGTCTGATATTGGTCCCTCGCAAACACCCACACTAGTAACGTCTGCTTCTCAATACGTTAATCTTTTTGGTCAACCCAGCCCAAATCATTACTTGGGGTATGCCGCTCTTTCTTATTTAGAACAGGGTCACCAATTATATGTAACTAGAGTATCTCCCTCAGATTCTGCTACTGCCAAATTAACTGTTCCAGTTCCAGCTACAGCTACTCCGTATGCTGGTATTTGGACCTTAGCTTCCAATACAGATAGTTCTGCCACCTTTACAATTTCTAACAATGCTGCCGCTACTGGCGCTAATAAGTTAGTAATTTTAGCCGCTGCAGATACTTCTGTAACACTAAAAAACTTTGATTTTACAGATTCTAGTGGAATAGCACCTATCTATACTACCGCTGGCGGCCCAAAGCTTGGTGCAGACTTAAACAGCTTCATACATGCCGATTCTGTTAACAAGACAAAGGTAAATTCCTACGTTGTTGGTAGATCTTTTAATGTGCTCACAGGGTCTGGTAAAGGAACTCCCGTTCCAATTACTAACTTAACAACTAAAGTTGTTGATACTAGTTTATCACTAACTGTTGATGCTTCTAAGTTTAACCCATTCAACTCTCCCATTTTAACCCCAGCTACCGGTAGTTTAACCTCTCAAGTAAGAGCACTAGTTCCAACTGTTGCTATTCCTTCTTTGGCTGTAATTGGTGCCACTAATGGTGCCACTGCTGGTACTGTAACTCTTGCTTTCCCTGCTACATCTGCTGGCTCTACTGTTGCCGCAAGTGACGTTGTTCTAGCCGCTTTAGTTTCTGCTCCATTAGTTACTCTAGAAACTCTCGTTACTGCAAACAACACTTCGGGTGAAGTCAGTGGAGTTGCTGCATACAGTGTGGTTATTAATGTCCCTCTCTACACAGATGGAACAACCATTTCTGCTCCAAATGCTGCTAAGAATGCTACTCTGATTGCAGCTATTTTAAATACTTTAGTTGATGCCTTCAGACTAGGTGCAGCTGGCTTAGCTGGAAAAACTAATCTACTAGCTGCCAATGTTCTTTGTGGTTCCACTTCTCTAGCCGGTATTACTGGTGTCGGTTCTTATAACGCCACTACAGGAGTTTCTCAGGGCTTTAAGTCAGCTGCAGTACAGACTGACGGTGTAACCGTTGTTTTAGCAGCAATAACTTTAGGCGCTTCTGGTCTTTTCTCTTATACTGGTGTCCATGCAACATTAGTGGCTTCCAACATGAGCATTTCTGGAACCTTTGATTTAAACCTTTTCAGACCTACTTGGGTTACTTCAACCGCTGGTTCTTCTACTATTCCAACCTTGATGAAGTTCTCTTCAAAAGGTCAAACAGATCTGTCTAATGTTGCTGTAACTGTTGGACTAAACTCCAGTAGTGTTGATTCTAATAATGAACAGTTATACGATGTTTCTCTGTTCTTAAGAAATACTGGATTAACAATTTCTACTTCTAGCACTAATCAGAGCGATTTCGCTTTAATAGAGAAGTACACTGGTACAATACAAACATTACAATCTACTATTAGTGCCAATTCTGCTTATGTAACTTTAAGAGTAGATTACGCCAGCGAAGACCTTGCACTACTTCAGTCTAATTACTTTACTGGTACTCCAGTATCAGCTGGTGATTGGTTAACACCTTCCTTCGCCCTATTCTCAGACCTTGCTGGCACAGGTGCAGTTTCTGGTACTCTTAATAAGATGTCTGGTTCAACTAGAGTACCATCGTTCTCTGCCTTCTTACAAGGTGGTTTTGCTGGAAGCGCTATCTCTAAGTACGACATTATTGGTGATCAAGCCAGTAAGACTGGTATCTATAGTGTAGCTGATGCCGAAGCTCTTGACATTAACTTACTTGTTGCTCCAGGTTGGTCAGCCGATCCAGACGTAGCTAAGTACATGATCGATCTTTGCGCTACTCTTCGTGGTGATTGCATGTGCATTTTGGATACTCCCTTTGGTTTAAGTGTCCGAGAAGCCATTAAGTACAGAAATAACATTCTGATGTCTGGTAGTAATTACGCTGCTCTATATTACCCTTGGGTACAAATTGACGATACCGTCAATAAAATAAAGATCTTTGTTCCTCCCAGTGGTATGGTAGCTGCTCAGTATGCTTATAACGATAGTGTTGGAGCTGTTTATACCGCCCCAGCTGGTCGTAATAGAGGCAACCTATTAACTGCTTTAGCTACCGAGAGAGTCTTAAACCAAGGCGATAGAGATGCTTTAGCTCTAGCACAGGTTAATCCCATTTACACAGAAGCTGGTTACGGTATTTATATCCGTGGTCAAATGACTTTACAGTCTCTGACAACCGCTCTCAACCGTGTAAATGTTCGTAGACTGTTCTTAAACCTTCGTAAGGTTATTTCCACAGCTTCTAAGTACTTTGAGTTCGAGCCTGGGGATGCAATTACTGCACTTCGTTTAAAGCAGCTCGCAGAGTCTACGCTTACACAACGCCTTAATCAAGGTGCCATCAGAAGCTTCACAGTAGACGTTGGTCCTGACATCAATACTAGCCAGGTATTAGAAAATAATCAACTACAGATGGTCATTTCCGTTGTCCCAACGAAAACCGCTGAAGTCATTATTGAAGTCTTCAATATTCTTCCTCAGGGACAGGGTATTAGCATTGCTAATTCATAAGACAATTAGCTAAGTTTTAAGTAAACCGGGCTTGCTTTTGCAAGCCTGTTTTATTTTAGAAATTAAGTATATAGGAATACCAATGCCACCAACTGACAGTTCTTCAAGCGTCAACGTTACTAACCTATCTGCCTCTTCTGGACTTGCGCTTGCTCAAGCTAAGCAAGACTTAGTAGATGCCCAAAAAGCATACTCTGAAGCTAATAGTATAGCGGTAGCCGCAGTTTTGGCCGTAATGAATACTGCCTTTGTAGTAGGTAGCCCTGAATACAAAGCTCTCGAACAAGCCCAAGAAACTGCCGTTGCCGCCAAAAATATAGCTAAAGCTGATCTTGAAGCTAAAACTAGAGCATTGGAAGATATAATAAACAAAGCCGCTGCAGACGCAGAAGCAGCCAAAGTCGCCGCCGCAGCCCCTATTTCCTCTACTCCCATTACAGCTACCGCAACAGCGACAGCTACAAGTGATACTCTCACTCCTATTGCCACTAGAAACACTGAAATAATTACAGTTCCTGCCGCAGCTCCTGGCGGATCAACTCCTCCCGATACAACAATTCCTGAGCCAACCACTAATGAGACTCAAACTAGTACTGCAAATTCTACAAGCGCTGTGGCGGTACCACCAGTATCTAAAGCACCAACAAGCGTCTTAGCAAGTGCTATTACTGGAGGCAGTTCCCCAGCACAAACGTCAATAACACAACAAACCTCTTTAGAAACTCCATCACTTATAGCTGACATGAATCAAAGCAAGGCTGACTCTACAGCTACTGTAGATCCTAACGTTCTTGCAGCAGTAAAACAAAATAAAACTATAGACGTTGGTAGTATAATAGTAGACGCTTCTTTAGACTACAAATTGGGAAATAAAAATCCAATACAAGCACAGAAAATGTCTATTATTAAATCTTCTAGTACTAGAAGATCTTTTATACCTATAATTATTAAAACAGACTTTAAATATAATCTAGGTACAGCAGCAGGTTCTTCAAATGTTCCATTACCAATTTATATAATTTTTGATAGTACTCCAGATGATATTTCTTTTAGTAAAAGTGCTAATTGGAGTCCCACTAACTTTTTAGGTAGACCAGAACCAGTTTTTACCTATCAAAATAGCAGTCCTACAACATTTAACTTAGTTGGAAAATTTTATACAGAAACTATGGAAGCGCATGGGCAGCTTTTAAAATTATCTGACTATATAATGTCATTAGTAACTCCCTCTGAAGCTAACTATATGCCATCACCAGTTACTGTTTTTATTGGCGAGTGGAAACAGCTTAGATGTATTGTAACTAACATAAGTATAAAATATACGGGCCCTTGGAAAGTTAATGTGAGTTCTGCAGATGCGGCTGGGGCAGGCGGCGGTGCCGAAGCAGAATCGGTTCAAATGGGGCTTTCTTCTAGTAATATACCTTCGCATGCTCCATATTATTTCGAAGCCACTTTCCAGTTTACTGTTGTTGGTAAAGACAACGAAGTAAAATATGCGGAACAGGTAATTTTAACTACGAGCAACAATAGCGATCCTTTAAATGATGGCGATCAAGAGAATATACTAGCCGCTTTCAACCAAAGACAAGGCATAGGGCAAAGTGGCCCGGTTAAAGAGAACACTGGTTTATATCAAGTATCAACTTCTACTCAATATACATATAGCGGCGGCCAAATAGCTAGGCAAGTACGTTCTAACCTTGCTTTTGCTACGGCTGCTAATAATTCAACTGCTTACTCTAACGCTAATGCTGTAAATAGAGGGTCTGATCAGGGAGTTATTTCTAATTCTATTGATTCCCTTATGGCTAGTGCTAGTTCAACAGAGCTTTCTAATTTTATTAATACTCAAATACCTATGCCCAATAGTGGCTTAGTAAGTGCTTCTAATCTTAGTAGCCTAACAGCACCCGCTAGTCCATCTGTAACAAGCGGTTTTAGTCCTTTAAATTCTTTTGGAAAAATATAGCTTATGACAACAGAGTCGATGGTAGTACAGCCCAATACAATAATAGATCCCGTATTAATTAATAATTTACAGAAGGATTTATCTGCTACTGGTACTGGCGTAGGTTCTGGTTCAAGTTTGACTCCTGGGCAAAAAAGAGACAATACAATAAAAGCAGTGACCGACCTATTAGTTGGTCTTTTGGATAGTGATTCTAAAGAAGCTATTATATCGCAACTTAAGGGCCAAGGTGGAGATGCCGTTGATGTGGGCGGTGTAGGAAAAAGCGGTAAAGGTAATAATAAATTTTTACCTTCGTTTAATATAAGAACTCCCTTAGTTGAAATATCAATAAACAATGTTCAAATATATCCTAAAAAGTGGAACATAGATCAGAAAAAATATGTAAATGCCAGGATGAATTTTAAAGATTTTAAACTGTCTCTTCCTTTAGGCGGGGTTGAAAAAAGTATACGGGGATCTATGACCCTATTTACAAAAAATCCCAGGGAGATTTTAGATGCTGTCGGACCTATCGGTATCGGAGGCATGAGTGGCGGTAAAGATAGTGGAGTTGATCCAACAAGTGGCTTTGCTACAGGTGGTTTACCAACTATGACATTAAAGTTTGGCTGGGCTTTTTCAGACAGTACAGAAATGTCAACTATATCTAAATCTATGTCCCCGGTATTAAATCTTTTAGTCACTAACATATCAATGACTGATCCAGGGACTGCCGGTACAACGTTTACGTTTGCTTTACAAGAATTAGGCACTATGATATTAGAGCATAGTACAGATAGTATAGTTCTATTATCAGATTATCCGCAACAGCAGTTACGAGCTATATTAGAAGGTATTTTACACGCTAGACTATTTACATTAGATGATTTATTTTATTTTGATCAAAATAATACAAGTCTTTATTCATCAGCACAACAAACAGCTCCAAATCCTAACGATACCTCAACTCCTGCTTCTCCATCCCCTGCCTCTTCAACTCCTCCGCTACTAGAAGCAGCACTTATAGCTAATATTAGAACACAACTAGAAGATCTTGGTTTGCAAGGGTGGCAACTAAATGCAGACCAACTTCAGGCAATATTTTTAAAGCTTCAGCCTGTATTTAAAAGGGCTGGTCTAGAGGGAGGATGGAAACTAAACGCAGAAGAGGTTCAAATATTATTTCAAAAAGTTGGTGAGGTAAAACCAAAGACTGCCGACCAATTAACTGCCCAGCAAACAGTTCCATCAGAGTCTGCTTCAGTTCAAAAGGGCGTTGTCGGTACGGGGGCAACTAACACTACTGGGCAAACCTTTTTTGCTACAGGTAAAAGCGGTGCTATAAGTATAAATGGTAAGAACTTCTTTACCGTGGCTCAGGAATTAGCCTCTTTGTGTAGATGTAAATGGTATCCACATAAGAACGAAGACGCTACTGCAGATGAAACAGACTCAAATAAAGCGATGACAGAGTTAGGCTCTTTAGCTAACGATTTAAAACTAGTTAAAACTTTAGGGGATATATTAACAAAAGAAGATATAGACGCATTAAAACAAAGTGATAGTAATTTAAGCCCTATTATTGTTGCGGGTATGGGTAACTCCATGGTACAAGATATTTTAATGTCACAATTAAAAGCTGCTACCTCTAGGCTATCTACAAAAAGCATTTTATTCTGGATTCCTAATATACCAGGAACTTGGCAAACCTCTGGAAGTCGTTATTATTCTGATAATATCCCATATGAGGATGGCGCATTTTTTCTTTTGCCTGATATTTTAGATGACTATGATATATTTTTAGCGGATTTGCCGGTACAATATGGCCCTGGTGCCTCTGCCCTACCATATTTTTATGGTTCCGGACAAAATGTCTTTCAAACTGCAATAGGTAATACGGGCTCTAATATACCCAAGTTATTTGGCGAGGTAATAAGTTTAGCTGTAACACACAGCAGCTTAATCGTGGCCCTGTCTCAATCTGCGAATGAAAACATGGCATATGGTGTTATAGGAGAGCGCTTTGGTCAATTGGCAGCACCCCAAAAGTATAAAGCGAAGTCTGCCGGAAAAACTACAGTTAAGACTAAAGCAGATTTAACTTTTGATCCCGCTTTGCAAAAGCAGCAAGAAGAGCGTATTAACAACGCAGAGACTAAGATTAAAACAACTGCCATGTCTATATTTAGAAGTAGACGATTTAATGGTTCCCTTGCTCTTGGCGGCAAGGGTGCATTATCCTTATATGACAGTGCTAAAACTAGTGCAGAGGCTAAAACTAGACCAGAAGCAGATGCTACTCCAGCTCAAAGTTCTTCCTATGCTATTAAAACCAGAGTAGCTAATTTTTTACGCTATCCAACGCAAGCAAAGATAACAATTTTAGGTGATCCAAATCTAATAAGGTTAGGACCAGGGTGTTTTGAATTATTTTCATATTATCCGGTTGAGCATGATGACGGTTCTGTAACGCAGGAGTTAAATGCACTGACATCTGGTGTATATTTCGTTGAAAAAATTGAACATTCTATTACAGGAGAACACTTTGTGACTACTATGTCTGGAAGTAAGATTGTTGACCCAGTTAATGTTCCTTCATCTGTTACCAATAAAATTCTTTCTCAACTCAATGCAGAAAACGCAGCTTCTAAGACAGAAGCTGCAAAGCTAGCAGCGGATGAGTTTGGTGGTATTGTAGAAGCCGCTAATAGCTTAAACCAGTTTAATACCCTTGATTTAAACTCACCAGCTTCTGATTTATTCATAACTGGATCTTTTGCTAGCGATCTGAGAACCGTTTTCGAAGAATACAGGAATCCTGCTATTGTAAATCCCTTTATTACCACAGCACTATAGAATTAAGTTTAGGAAGTCATAAATGGCTGAAAATCAACAAGAATCTACTAAAGACGTTTTTCACCAAGCGGCAGTAAAGCTTGGTTTTAAATTTGTTGTAGATGAAGATGAAGTTAATAAAAATTTAAATCCTATTTTAGATTCAATAAAAAGAAAACTGCGTGGCTTAAACGAAGAAGCGGAGTTAAAAAAGGGATGGACAGGCGATAACTTCTTTTCTAAAAAAGTTAAAGAATTTACTGGTTTTGACACAACTTTAGTCAGAACCACACAAAATATGATTGCTCTAGGAAGAGCTTCCAAAGAGGGTGTTAATGGAGAAGATGTAGATCAAGGTAAGTTCTATAATAGCTTAAACTTTATCCAAAAAAAGATGGTTGATATGGCCGGGGAAAAAGACCGGGCCAAAAAACAAGACCTAGAAAATATAGGAAAAGAAAAAAAGGCACAGTCAGATTTACAGCAAGTTTATGATTCCGCTGGTAAACTACAAAAGGATAATCTAGATAGAGGCTTGTCTGAGGGTGTGGAAAAATTAGATAATTTAGATTCGATAGAAAAGAAAACTTTAGAAGCAACGGATGCAGATAAAGCCAGAATTGCAGAGCTTCAAAAATCATTACTTACTGCTGATACCATGATGGGTGACCTTGCTCAAGGGCTAGATAAAAATCTTACTGGTATTACAGGAGGAATGGGAACTGTTGGAGAAGCCGCTGGAGTTATGGGAGAAGAAATAGGGGTGGCAATGGCAGAGGCCACTGGCGGGTTGTCTGTGGTTCTTGGTATAGTAGTCATGATAGCCGAAGCCTTAGGTAAAGCAATGTATAAATTGTGGTCGGCTGTAATGACTACAAGAATGGAAGTTAAAAAGTTTGATCAATTGCTGGGTGGTGTCGATGCAGAGGGTGTTCTAAGCATAACACAAGACTTACACAAGATGAATAAAGAACTTTGGGGCTTGGGCATGTCTATTGAAAAAGTAGATGCTGTTATGTTAGGCATGGTTAAGCAGGGCGTTAACTATAGCAGAACTATGGATACTACTCTAGTAAAGAGCGTTTTAACTTTATCTGGTGCTTTAGGGGGTGCTTTAGGGGTAGCTTCTGAAGAAATATCAGCACTGTATGGAAACTTGTTAAGAGATACTTTAATGACAAGTGCTGCGATGAAAGATATGGGAAATAGTCTCATCACTATAAACCTAGCTGCTAAAAAAACTGGCACACTTGGTCAGGTATCTTTTGCGGCTTTTGCTGAGTCAATTAAAACGTCAGGAAATGCTTTAGCTATTGCATCTGCCAAGGGAGATGAGTGGGCTAAACGTATGACTAGAGATTTAACTGCTCTAGCACAGTTGGCTACCACACTAAATATAAGTCTTTCGGAGATGAACAGTAAGTTTGAAGAGGCGGGAAGTATGATTCTTAATCAAGAATCCGGCTTTAGAACCATGCTTGCACTTTCCGGAGGCGCTAATATTAATCAAATGTTAACTAACCAGTTTGATAAGACTGATGCTATGTTAAAAGCGGCTAAGTATTTGCAAGAGATGAACAAAAGCTTTGGTGGAAACATAGCCATAACTGCTCAGTTCGCCCAACAGTCTCTTGGTATAAACAAAGACATGGCTATTAAGCTTATCAATATGCGCCAGGAAGCTATGGATGATATGCGAAAATCTCAAGCTGCTTTAGAAGCGATGAGAAATGACGAAGCAGAAAAAGCATATGATAAAGTCAATAGTGACTTAAGCTCTATGTGGGCGAGATTAAAAATGATGTTTTCTAATTTCTTTTTTGAAGCTTTTGGACAATCTAGTGGTATGGCTAGACTGATGGCCACTTTGGAAAAGATGCTAGCAAGAGTGCATAATTTTCTTACAAATTCAAAAACTATAGAAAATCTTAGTAAAATAGTAGAAAACATTGCTGACTGGATTGGAGATAAACTAACGCAACTTGTTACGTGGCTCTCTCAAATGTTTGACGAATTTTCTGACCCAGATAAAAATCCCATAGTCTCTATTTGGGAAACCTTAATAGATAAACTTAACACTGCTGCACAAGGAGTAGGCAAAGCTTTGCTGGTAGGTATGTTAAAGGGAGCTGGCTCCCTTTTACTTACTCTTGTTCTAATGGTTGCTAGAGTTGCTCTCGGTCTTTTAACACGAGGTTTGAGTGAGGCGCTTTTTGCGGGGTTAGGGTGGTTATTTGGTAAAGAAGCTAAAGATGAAAGTGGCAACCAATCTGACATTAAACAACTACAAGAGAAAGCTTCCTCTCACGAAAAAAGAACGGGCGAAATAAATAAAGAAGAGAGCGAACTACGGAGATGGAGCCCAGATACAGTAACATATGGTAAGTTCCAAAAAGACGGACCATCTGGTTTCATGACTGTTGGACAGAAAGAAGCATCTCTAGCAGAAGAAAGAGAAAAAGAACAGGCAGAGCTTAAAAAGATCCAAGAAGATATTAGAAACGCTACTCAAGAATCTGCTGATATTGCAGCAGGTAGAAAGAAACCAGACGGAACCGCAGTAGAAGCACATAACTATGGATCACCAACTCCAAAAAGCCCAGTAGCATTTGGATCTGGGTTCGTTTCTGGGGAATATACTGAGGGATCATAAAGAAAGTAATTAACTTATAAGGAATAATAAAACATGTTATATACAATTAAAAACGTAACTGGCAACCCAGCAAGCCCTGATTCAAGGCTTTGGGAAGGTAAGACACTATATGCTACTTCAGATAGATATCAAGCTGTCCTTCCAATAGCTCCTCAAAAAACAGCTACTGTTGGCGCTCATGCGATGACAGAGTTAACCTCTAATTTCCCTCTGTATGTCTCTGTTATTTCTGCAGGCACTGATTTTGACGTGCCTTACAGACTGAAAATTACTTTAAGTCATGCTTGGCAACTTATAGACTTAGGGAGCTACTCTGGATGCTTAACCATTACAAACCCAGAAGCTACTGGTGGTGCTTTGTTGCAGTTCTCGTTCAGCGATTTTGCTCCTCCAGCAGTGGCCCCACCAGACCTAACAATTTCTGATGTTCTACCTGGAGAAACTATCCCAATAAACGATCCGTTAAGCCCTCTAAGATTTGTATACATAAAAGGCAATGGTACAACAGCTTATATCATGACTGTTTAGGTTTAAATGTCTATTGTCTTAACTAATAACACTGCTGGTAGTATTATTTTAACATTAAATAATACTACCTATACAGAGGAGAACATTATATCAATGCCTCCTTGGAGTAGTGTATTATATGAAGATGTAGTTGTAACAGATGAGAACAGCGTAAATTATAATGTCCCGCTAATACAAGAATACATGAACTCTGGGGTTTTAATTTTACAGGAGATGCTTGGGGTAACTCGTTCTGAGCTACAAACCCTATCGGCTGCCAATCTCGTAATAAATATGACAACCGGTACACCAAAATTAATATTTAACGCTAAGACTGCTAACAATATAGATAACCAACAAATTTTAGCTTCTAACGATATAAATGGTAATTTACAGTGCGTTTATTATAAGTCTGTGCAAGGAATGTCTATTTCATACGACTTTGGCGCTTCTCAAGCACTAATAAACAACTCTAACTTATTGTATCCGGATGAGATAACTTCTTTTGCAGTTCAAGTATACGATAGCGTCAATGGGGTATTAAATCAAGTAAACAGATTATATATTGGCACTTTAAGAGAAGGTGTTAAGACATTTTCTCCCGGTGTTGATACCACATATGTTAACTTCTCAGAAAATAGCTCCTTCGGTGTTTCTGATCCAATTTTTAAGAATAGTTTAATACAGCCTACAGTTAATACTAATAATCCCCCAACTGGCATTTCTGACTCTACTATAAATAATTTTACAACTTTTTGTCCCACATATATTTTAGCAATAATAAATAGCCCTTACCATGCTGGGTGTCCTATATTTATTGCTACTAGATCAATAAAAATATCTGTAACTACTACCATTGACTGGACAACCCAAGCCGCTCCTGTTTCTACAGTAGAAACTCCTACGGTTGAAGCACACTTGAAAGTAGTTTTTAAATACCTACATAAAAATCTTTATGTTAATGGCTCTCTTGTGGAGACTCCTTACAGAGGGACTTCAGAGTCTCCGCTGTACGATAAGTGGATTTTATTACAAGAAAGTGTTGGTCCTGTAGACAACGTTTCAACGGTTCCTGTAGCAAACCTTGCTAGTATTATTATACGAAATGCCCAACTCCCATTAAATGTTTTAGGTGTTATTACTGAATATACTGCTGATGGTGCGCTACTTGTTCTAAGAAGTGATGACATTAGTGGAGTTAGTAATTGGCTGTATAAAATAACATGCTCTTCTGTTTATGATCCAGCAAAAGTTGATCCAGACGATCCCACAAACACATTACCAACTATTTCTAGCATATCCCTCCCAAGTACTTTAAATAGTACAAACGCTACAATTAGAAATATATCTTACCTACAAGAGATAGGATCAGACAATTATAATATTTTTATAACTTTATCTACCCAAGTTTGGAGGTACTCTTCGTCTTCAGTTTCGTGGAGCCCGTTCCTATATCCAAACAGTTGGATCTCTTCTCCATACGATGGTAATAATTTGTCTTCCTACTTTGATACCTCCATACTAAATGGAGCTTTAACATCGGTTGGAACAGGCAGATCCAATCTACGGGAAATCTCTAACTTTGTGTTAGTGCCAAAAAATGATACTCCAAACAGTTATATTGGTATTTTAGGGTCAGAGCTTGGTGTAATATTTTATAACCTGAGGCTAGTAGCTAATAAATTTGTATCCGGAGCCAAAGTTTCTGTTGTACAGGCTCTAAATGTAGCAAAGTTTGCTATTATTTCTGACATAAAAGTCAATATATACGGCCAAAATATATTTATCTTTATCTGTTCGTATTCATCTCAGATACCCAGAAAATGGCTTGGAAACACAAACTGCTTACAATTAATAAACAGTTCTTCTACCTTAGTACAAGATGTTTATTATATTAAACCAGACATTGAAAACTCCGAATCTGTTTATTATGTTACTGAAAACATTTTAAACATAAGCCATCTACCATCGTCAGAGCAGGTTTCTTTCTCTCCAGTTCTAATAGATACACAGCATAATTATACAGCGTTATCTTCTCCTAAGTACTCTTTTAAGCTAGATAATTTTACTTTAGATACTGTTTTAAATACAGCATTAAGTACATATTTAGCATATAAATATTATGTGCCTTATATAACTGAGCGCATTATTTCTAACGTTAGCCCCATGGAAAAGACCTTGCAATTGTCTGAGTTTAAACACGCCTTTACTCTCAATTGTCCAGACGGAGTTGGTGTAATTTCTGGATTGGGCCAGCGAATCAAGATTACAAATAGACAAATAGTTTCCCTGCAAGGAGTTATTGTTTACGATACATCTTTCCTATGCATATCTACCGACTCTTCTGTAGTTTTACCGGTGAGTATCATAGAAACGGATGTGGTGACCCTCACGTTTGCCGCTAGTTTTACCGGTGTAATTTATTTACAATCGACATTAGACCTAGATTCAGTAGCAGTTTCCGTTGAATTGCCAGTAATTGGGCTATTCTCTGTTCTTAAACACAACCTAGGAAAGTACCCTCAGGTCAGTTTAGATAGTAGTGTTAGCAGTTTATTGAACGATATTAGATATGTTGATCAAGACAGTTTAGAAATTTCTTTTATTTCCCCTGTCAATACAGTAGTTAATTTGAGATAATAGAAATAATTATATAGGTAAAACATGACAACTTCCTCTTCTTCAGTCCCAGTTTTAGGTCCAGTATTGTATTTTACGTCTACAGATGGTTATTCTTTTGACGTAGATAACAGGCCTTTACTTCATCTAGACACCAATATTAGACATATTAATACTTCGTTAGTGGGTATTGGATATGGGGAACACGCTCCTCTTTCCGGCGGCATTCTAGCTTCTGGTAGAATAGTTACTTTATTTCCAAACGGATCTATTTATTACCCCACCTCTGCTCCTTCTACTAACCCAAGCGAAAATATTGTAGGCTTGGTAATAGGTGCGACAGATTCCGGATTAAATCGAGTTCTTTGGGCATCAAAACACCTTGACTTAGATGTTTTGGGCCTATCTGCTTATGTGTCAACTGCCCCAGCTGGAAGTTATATAACTACATCTGGTGGAAGCAGTGGTATTATCTTGAATAAAACCACCCCTTTAGCCACAGATTATGTCTTAGGTCGTGTCAAGTCTGGCCCGTATATTGAAATAAATACTTCTTCAGAGCTATTAGCCAACGATGCTACAATCGGTGTTAGTAATGCAGCCCTAGATAACCACGCAAACTTGTACGGTTTTACAAGACTGAAAAATCTTTTGCTATATATTGATGCGGGTCAAACCCCAATGCAGTATACGAAGCGAACTTTAAGGCAGTCTGATTATTCTATTTCTCAAAACCCAATGAATGTTCAACTAACAGACTCTGGTATTTTACAGGCAGGTAGTACGGATAGTTTAGCCTCTGGTGGTTATGGGACAGTATTAAATAATAGCATTCTTAAAGAAAGTTACATACAGTATACTAATTTAACCACTGGTGATGTAGTTCAATGCGGAAGTAGTTCAAGCGGTTGGGCAACTACCGCATTCAATACTGAGTTACCGTTTGTAGCAGGCTCACAAAACCATGAGTTACAAAGAATTACAATGCAAGGAACTGTCTCAGGTATAGACTATACTACTGCACCTAACTTGGAATTATTCAAGCAATTCCGAATAGACAAGTTTTATCAGTATGCCAGAACCGTCGATGCTCCTGCAGCTGGCAAAGTTCAAGCCACAGCAACTGTATTTTCTCCTCTTCCAGGCACTACTGTAGGATATGGTGGAGAACTAACCAGAACAATTGTTTGGGATTTCTACACTTATAATATCTCTGGGTTTGAAACATTAAAGCAGAGAGTAGTTACGACAGGTGAAGCCTCTGAGCAGGCCTTATTATCTACTGGCCCCGATGGTGGCGGCGGTATTCCTATCTTCCCATCAACATTAATAACAGCATAATTTAATGAGTATACATGCAAAATAACCTTAATGTACCAGTTTTCGATTTAAAGTCATTACTACCGCCTTATCATACACACACATTGCCGACAGCTGGGTTTTATGCAGATACTCCAGTCGAAGTTAATATTCGGGGCCTAACGGTTAAAGAATTAAAGCATTTAACGGCTTCTGGTAGATTTGATAAAAAGGTATTTGACCAAACTATTGCCTCTTGTATTAAAGAAACCGTAGATTTGTCAAAACTATTATTACAAGATTATAATTTCTTGGTTTATTTAGTTAGACTATATACCTCCGGTTCTAAGGCTTCTGGTAGAAAGAGATGCAAAAACCAAGCTTGTAATGTTGATTACTCTTTCGACTATGACCTTACCGAAAAGGCAGAGACAACATTCCTAGAAGAAGTGCTTCCGATTTCTAAATCTGTATCGCTACCTAGATTTAAAGAACAGTTTGGTTTTGACGTAGTTGCTGAAATCAAGCCGCTCACTAGAGGTGACTATTTAAAAATTGACAAGGCTATCCAGCAGGCTGCTGATTCAGCAGCTAAAACCGGGCAACCTAT